GGCCCCGCTCAGAAACTGACGCATGGTGTGCCCCTTGTCAGCGCCGCGCCACGGCACCGCGTCGCGCCAGCGCTCCGTCGTGCGCCACCGGGCGACGCGCTCAGAACACTCGGCCAACTCGACATCGCCAGCCGCCTGCAGCGACATGAGTACGTCGTCGATGTTGTTGCGCCCGTATCCTGTCAGCAGGTCGATGTCCGCGGCCGAGATCGGCTCACGCGCAAACAGCACGCAGCGGATGATGGTGGCGATCTCGGAGGTCAGCATGGCCCGATACCAGCCCAGATGTCGGCGGCGTGCTGCTGCGCCTTGCTCGGCGCGCCTCCAGAATCGATCTGCTGCTCCGCAGACAGTCGATCAAGCTCGGCCGCAGCCTCGCGCAGCAGGAGCGCGGTGGCTCGATCCCGCTGATGCGGGGCCAGCATCGCCAAGTGGAGGGCAATGCGCTTGCGCAGTGGCGTATCGCTCATCGGCCAGCTTCAAGAATGCGGATGTCGGTGACGACAGCGAACGGTGACGATGCAGCAGCGGCCATCGTGAACGGCAAGCGTTCAGCGAACTCGCCCTTCTTGCCGGTGTTGAACGAGGCCACGGGACGGTGGTAGCCCATCACGCGCGTCCACACCTCGACGCGCTGCCGCTCGTCGTCGGTCAAGGTAACTTCTTCGGGCTTCGTGCTCATGTCAGAACCTCGCATCCGCCACGCCCGTGTGCGCGGTGTAGCCTGTGGTCTCGCATGTCGCCGGCCGAAGCCAGTTGCGATACGCGTTGCAAGTGGTAGACGCACTCGTGATGAGCAGCCACTTCCGGCTCTCGATGTTGCCACACGGCGCTCGCCGAATGACGCCGGCCGTGCCTGCAACAGCATCCACGTGCTTTCGCAACCACTCGCTGCAATCCTTGCAGCGCCCGATCATGCCGCCTCCTTATTGTGCGGGCGCAATTCTGGCGCGAACTTGGCGCATGAATGCCACCACCAACACAGCGGCGGTGATGCGAGCGACGGGTCTTCGAGGCATCTGGCCTGCCAATCCAAGCTCCCATGCACCGTCAGGCCACGCACTCGCTCGGCGTCCCAGTAACGGCACCGCTCGCACCTCGGCTTGTCGCTCACGTCTGCTCCTGATTGGTTGCGAGGGCGGGGCTCGAACCCGCGCCTTGCGGCTTATGAGGCCGCTGCTCTGCCGACTGAGCTACCTCGCTGCAAATCTGTTCCACTACCGCCATCCGCACGGCACGGTGCGGCCGGTGGCCTGGGAATAGCCGATCATGCTCGGCCGCGATGCGGATTGCCTCTGCCTGATCGACGCATACGGTAGCGTCGCCGTGCACACCGAGGACGTACCAGCGGCCCGACATGCGCGGGTCTTCCATCACCGTCACCACGTCTCCGCGGTATAGATCGGCAGCGACATGCACATGCTGCCTGCGTCCATCGTCGCGCGTGTACTCTGCGAGGATGTCCGGCTCAAGCGTGACTGCAGGTTGTGCCGGCGCATGAATGAACAACGGCACAGGTCGCCGACCAGCCGCGCGCCCCTCGTCGCTGCTGCACCACCATTCGACCTGGCGTTGCGGACCGACCAGCTCGTAGTCGATCCTGCCGTCCGTGAGCTGCACGGCCCAGGCGGCGGGTGTCATGGCGCCACCTCCATGGCCGTGTATCGCATAGCAGGCGCGTTGACGGGAGCGTGTCGAAAAGCCCCGCACACCGAGCACTTCTCTTCGCGCACCATCGGCGCGTTGGTCGGCCTGGAAGACGTGCTGGTATCAGCCGACGCCCACATGGCCCACTGGCGCCTCGTTGGCTGCCAGGTGTGCTGCATGCCGTTGACGCAGAGGTACATCATCCCGCTTACTTTCGCTTGAGCGCGTCAGTCACGGATGGGACGATCTTCTCGACCGCCCTCCCGACAACATATCCGCCAAGCCCGAACTCGACGATTGACCATAGCTTGAGGTATTCTGCTTCGCTCAATTCCGGCGCTGCCCACCCGAACCAGCGCGCTACGATAAGCGCCACGAACGTCAGCATCGTGACCGGACGCCAGACCGCTGCCAGCCAATGATCGCTTGATGCCTCTGCCTGCACGATGCCGGCCGATGCGGTCAGCCCAGCCAACTCGCCCTTCTGCGCCAGTTCGAGCATCGCGAGGCGCGCCTGATCGCGCTGTGTCGGATCGGGCCACAGCCGATCAATCAGCTTGCCGCCAACATCCAGTGCTGCGGTCAACGGGTCGAGCGCCATCATGGCGTCTCCAATTCCGGCCCGTCGTGCAGCTGCGCCCCGGCCGCGCACAGCAGCACCGTGAGCCGATCGATCTGCGAGCGCGCGCAGTCCAAATCCTGCTGCAGCCGCGCGATGATCTGCGCCTGTCGCGCGATCTCATGCGCCCGCTGCGCCAGTTCGTGCGCGTGCACGGCTTCCATCCGCGTCGTCGCCTCCAGCGGGGCACGAGGCCCGCACTGGTCGAGCATGACCGGGCGGGCACAGCTATTCCACGGCACGGCATCCATCGTGGGCGATGGTGCACTGACCCGAGTGACAGGTTAAGGCCGAATCTGTCCGCGCAGCCGCCGGTAGACGGTACGCACGCTCACGCGCTCGGATCTGGCAACGTCGTGGATCTTGGCGCCATCTTTGATGGCCTGGATCGTGCGCTGCCGCGCCTGCTCGGCAGCCGCGGGCGAGCACTGCGGCGCGTAGACGCGCTCGCCACCCAGCACGCTGGCGGCGCGCTCGAAGAGGATGTGCTCGGCGGCGTCGCGGAACGCCTGGCGCTGTAGCTCCGGCAGCCGGGCGGCGAGCCGGCTTGTGAGCGCAACAGCGGCGTCGCGCACGAAGGTGGCGAAGAGCGACTCGCCACGCATGGGGCGCTACCAAATCCGGCCCACGCGCCGCATGCGCGGCCGGCCGGCTGGCTGGGGTGGCGCCTGGTCGGCTGGCGGCGGCGACCATGCATCCGGCCTGGCTGCCTTGGCCTGGGCCCGCAGGTGCGCCTCCCACCGGTCCCAGTCGGCGCCGGTCATGCGGTGCAGGCGCAGCTCTGGGTGGTGCGCCGCGGCGTAGGCGTGCACCCATGTGTCAAGCGGCTCGTTGCGCACGCTGCCGCGGCGCTTCTCGAAGCGGTTCTTGCTCGGGTTGAACACCTCGGAGATCAGGCCGCGGAAGAAGTCGTCGCCGAGCTGGTCGCTGAAGTGGCACATGCGGTCTGGAGCGTCGGGGCGCGTCGCCTCCGGCATCGAGGCCCACCGCGCCTGCGCGTCGGCGTCGGCGGCCAGCCTGGAGTACAGGACATGCTTGGCGTTGACCGTGCCGACCTGGTACAGGTGCACGCCGCGCTTGTCGTACTGGCCGCGCCATGTCACGTCGTGCAGCTTGCCCTTGCTAAGGATGGGGGCGGTGTTGGGCTTGGCGCCGAAGCTGGCCATGGGCCGGCGCACGGTGCGCTGGCGCACCCAGTGCTTCACCGCCTCTGTGCGGTGCCCGAATATGTCGACGCTGACTGCCTCGATCGGCATCGACGCGCCGCTGACGTGCTGCACGGGGCGGTTGAGCAGCTCGGTGAGCGCGGCGCGCGCGGCGTCGCTGTCCGGGTCGCCGTTGATGACGACGTAGTCGAGCACCCAGAAGGCCAGGCCGCGCCCCCAGCCGACGATGTGGACCTCGAACCGGTCGTCCTGCGTGTCGACGCCGGCTGTGATGCGCAGCACGCCCTCTGGAGCCACGCGCAGCGGGTAGGGCTCGGCCCGCTCGGCCACGATGTTGTGGCGCACGTTTGCGGTGGACTGGTCCTCCCACGGCTCGGCCAGGCGGTCGTTGACGAAGGTCTTGAGGCGCGCCGGGTCGCCCTGCGCCTCGAGGAACATCTCCGCGAGCTCGTGCCACCTCGGGCCCAGGCCGAACTGGTAGTACAGGCCGTTGATGTGGTAGCCGCGGCGCGGCTCGTCGGGCTGGCCTGGCACCCAGCGGCCGGCGGCGATCATGTCCGTCTTGTGGGCCTCCTCGATCTCGGCGCCGCATGCGCTGCACACCAGCCAGGCGTGACGGTGCCGGCCTATAGGGCGGTGCGTCTCCCAGTGCAGCGCGGCCCATGTCATGGGCTCGGCGTGGCCGCAGTGCGGGCACGGAACGTGGTAGCGCCGCTGATCGCTCCGCTCCCACAGCCACCAGATGCGGCTGGTGCTGCGCATCTGCGGGCTGCTGATGTACAGGCGCTTGCTGGTGCCTGGGAAGGCGCTGGTTCGCCCCTCGAGCATCGCCACCGGGTCGTCGCCGCTGAGCAGGTTGGCGGCGAACTCGTCCAGCTCGTCGGCCATCACCGTGCGGACGGTGGTCATCTTCAGGCGCGCGGCGGTGCCGGCGTGCTCCATGAACAACTGGCCGCCGGTGAAGTCCTTGAAGGTGCGCGTGTTCGCCGCCTCGCGGCTGGCCGTGCTGGTGAGCGCGCGCTGGACGGCAGGCGTCTCCTCGATCATGGGGTGCAACTTCTGCGCCACCCACTTGTTGAGGCTCACTTCGCCCGGCAGGCACACCATGATCGGGCCTGGCGCATGGTCCATCGTGTAGCCGACGACGTTGATGGCAACCTCCGTCTTTGCGAACTGGATGGGCCACATGAGGACGACCTCGCGCGCCGGGTCGCGCACGCTCATCGTGTCCATCGGCTCGCGCGTGGGCGGGTTGCGGTCGGTGCGCCACCGCCCGGCCTCGGCGCTTCCCTTGGTGCTCAGCCGGCGCTCCCGGTCGGCCCAGTCGCTGACGCGCAGCACCTCGCGCGGCTCGAGCGCGCGCACCAGGCGCAACCGGACGGCCGGCCGCGCGGGCGGGGGCTCCATGTTGGCGGAGGCGGATTGGGCATTCGTCACGGCAGCCGTGCCTCCCATGCCAGCTTTGTCTGCGTTGGCGCTGTATCCACGCGCGGCCGGCTCGTACGGTTCCAACTTCCGCCGCCAGCCTCGCCAAGCAGTACAAAGCCAGCAGCGCGCAGACTGGCGCCCCCCTCCTCTGGCAACGTGTACGTCACAAGCCGGCGATACCCCATCGCACGAGCCGCCCGCCACGCGGCTCCGTACAGCATCGAGCACGCATTTCTCGCGCCATCCGTGCAGCAGCGGTTGACCTCCAGGGTCCATCCGTTGTCGATCATGCGAGCCACCGGCCGCCCCACGATTGCCACGCCACGCACAGTGCCGCACTCGTCGCTCACGCTTAGTGAGAATTTCGCGCCTGGCACCGGCTTGTGGTGGCGGTGATGCATTGCGACGAATGCGTTCGCTTCGGCCAGGCTGATTGGCGTCACAGCCAGCTTGAATCTGCGCTCTGTCACGGCATCACCGCCTTCAACCTCGCCACCATGTCGCGCCGCACGCTGTCGATGGCGTCTGCCAGCACGGCACGGATGCGGCCCTCGTCTGCGGCCATGGATGCGATCTGCGGTGCCAGCCGGTCTGGCAGCGCGTCGAGCTGGCCGGCGAACAGCGCTGCCGCGTCGCTGACGGCGTCGAGCACCTGGTCGGCGCGGAGCAGCTTGCCCAGGCGCTCCTCGAGGTCAATGCGGGCGTTCTCGGCATCGTAGAACTCCTTGCGGTCACGGTGCGCGCGCAGCGGGGGCGGCAGCGCCGGCTCGCTGGCCTGGCTGACGCGCTGCGTGGTGGCCTGGATGCGCTCGAGGCTGGCCGCCACGTCCACCAGGCCCGCCGAATCAACGACGAGCCGGCCCGCGTGCTTGAGCGCGGTGACGTAGCTCTTGCTCCATCCGTGCCGGCGCGCAAACTCGGCCTGCGTGCAGGCGGCCGGCGCGTCGGTGGTGGTGGCGGAGTCTCCCATCGTCCTGCCTCGATCAACCAGCCACGCTCACGCGCACGCCGGGCCCGGCCTGCTTGGCCAGCACGGCGCGGGCGAGCTGGCCGGTGAGGTGGCCTGGCAGGTTGCGCTGGATGGCGAGCTCGGCGACGTAGGAGAAGTCGAAGCGGCGCGCCTCGTACTGCGCCTTGCTGACAAAGATCAGCACGGGCAGGATCTCCTGCCGGTTGAAGCGGTCGACCAGGTAGATGCCCGGCAGCAGCTTGCCGCGCGCGCTGCCGTTGGGCAGCGCCAGGTACTGCCCGCCGGCCCGCTTGTACGCCGCGCGGATGCTGCGCAGCTTGCGGTTGCGGTCGATCTTGCGGTCGTTGAAGTCGAGCCGCGGCAGCGAGCGCGTGCTGCCGAGCATCGTGCTGTCGATGCGCAGCTGGCTAAGGATCTGCACCAGCTGGCCGCGTCTGACGTTGCCGAATGCGTCGAGCTTGGCGTACCGGCCCGGGACCATCCGGTCCCCGTCGCGCATGGCGCCCACGGAAATCAGATTGCGCTCGAAGGCGGTGTTGGTGCGCATCCCGCCCAGAACCTGCCAGCGCAGCCACGACCAGGCCGAGCGCGCGCCACCCACGTTGTCCTTGATGCCGACGCGCGCCTCTGGCACCGCCTGGTCGCCGCTGGCGGGCTGCACGTACAGGCTGCCAATGGTGAACGGCGTGGGCCTGTCGAACGAGTCGCGCATTTCTGCGCGCTCTGCCTCGCGGACGGCGATTGCGGTGCGCGTCAGCGCCGTGGCGACGGCGTTGCGCAGCCGCTGCGGGCTGCCGAGCAGCGGGTCGATCAGCTGGCGTTGGATCGCCGAGGTGTCGAAGGTCAGACGCATGTCGAAGCTCCTGTTCCGTGGCTCTGTGCAGGCTGTGCAGGCTGTGCAGGCACTTGTGCAGGCACTTTGCCGACCGCCTGCACGACGTAACCCGTTGACTCCTCACACCTTTTCCCAGGTGTGCAGGGGTGGGAGTGGGCCCGCGCGCGTGCGCGCCCGTACGCCTGCGCGCCGGCCCGCCTGCGCACGCGCGCCTGCGCACGCACGCATGTACGTGCGCGAGGCGCCTGCACAACCTGCACAAACGCGAAAACGTCAATGCCGACAATGGCTTGCGTTGTGCAGGCACCCCTTTCGAGTGCCTGCACAGTGCAGGGGTACCCCTGCACAGACCGGGCGTCAGATCGGGCCATCGTCGTCCGCTCCAGCCATCGCGGGGGCCTGCGAGTGATGCGATGCGCCGCTTGGCGCGCTCTTGTTGCCGCTACCGTGCTGCGCGAAGGGCGATGTCATCTCGGCCCACTCCTTGAGCGCGGCGGTGAAGTCGTTGATCGCCTTGCTGAGGTCGGCCTTGCTGGCCGGCGCATCGACGCCGGTTGGGTGCAGCACCTGGCTCTGCACTTCGCGCGTCATGCTGTGGTGCAGGAAGTGACGCTCGCGCGCCTTGCGCACGCCTGGGCGCTTGACCCAAGACCCGATGCAGGTGTTCAGCTGCGCTGGCTTGCTCACGCCCTGCAGGCGGCACCAGTGGGCATAGGCGCGGTACAGGTCCTCTGTGCGCACGCTGCACACCGGCAGCAGCAGGTGCTTGCCGGTCCACTCCAGCCAGAAGCGGTCGGAGCTGTCGGCGCCGAGCTCGATCAGCTCAGTCTTGGCCGCCGTCATGGGCGGCAGCGTGGCCGGGCCGAATTCTCCGAGGTCAATCTCCAGCAGGTGCTGGTGCAGCGCCGCGGCGCCGCCGGCGCGCACCTCGGCGATCACCGCGTTGTACATGGCCGCGTCCCACTTGGGCGGGGTCCAGATGACCGCGTATCGCCGATCGTCGCGCTCGAGCGCCATCGGCTGCGTCTCGTTGCTCAGGAAGACCAGGTTGATGTGGTTGCGCTCGTGGTAGCGCGCCATGAACTTCGCATTGATCGGGATGCTGTCGCCGGTCACCAGCCCCTTGAGCTTGTTCTTTTGGTGGAACATCTCCTGCCGCGCCACCACCTCGTCGGCGATGATGAAGAGCTTGCGGCTCGCCCAGTCGTTGTACTTGTCCTCGACGGTGTCCTGGTCCACCACCTTGCCGTAGGGGCCGAAGACCTGGAGGTGCGTCTCCCAGAAGAGGTTCTTGCCGGTGCCCTGGGGGCCGTGCATGATCACGGCCGTCTTCATCTTCGCGCCCGGGTGCTGCACTGGATAGGCCATCCAGCAGCGCAGCCAGCGCCACAGCTCGGCCGCCTTCGGCTCGAGGCTGCACAGGTACTCGCCCAGCTCGAGGATACGATCGCAGCGCCCCGGCCGCGGCCTGGTGGGCCAGCCTGACCACATGTTGCAGCGGATGCTGGTGTCGGTTCCGGCGGGGTCGAAGCCCACCTCATCGATGCGCACGATGCGCTTGTCGGGCGACTCCATCCAACGCCTGTGGATCTGCCGGCTCACGCACAAGTTGCGCATGCTCGCCAGCGGCACCATGCGGTGCTCCTGGCCGTCGAAGACCGTCTCCGCAGCCTCGTACACCAGCCAGAAGCGCTCGTGCAGCTCGCTCTCGTGCATGATGCTGCGCAGGCATGGTCGGCCGCCTTCGTCGCCCTCCCCTTCCCCGCTCGAGGAGGAGGCCGGCGCGCGCTGGCGCGGCAGGGTCTTCAGCACCGGCTCCAGGGCTCGCTCGATCTGGGCGCGCACGACGTGCAGCCCCTCGGCCAGGTGCAGGTCGTTAAAGTCGGTCGGGCCCTTCTTGTCGACGGGCCTGGCGCCCGCGAACCGCGGCAGCACCCACGTGATGCCATCGGCCAGCACCGACGTTGCCTGAGCCGCCGCCACTCCGGCGTTGCCGGCCTGGTGCGGCTGCCCGCAGTGCGCGCAGGTGGCCGCCTCGGTTGGCGTGAGCTCGCCGCAGGCGCGGCACTTGCCAAGGTAGTCGTCGTCGGCCAGCACCAGCAGGCGGAGCTTGGGCCAGCGCGCGCGCAGCGCCGTCGCCACGTGCATCAGGTTGCCGGCGTCGAAGGCCACCGCCACGGGCAGCCCAACGGCCTCGAACGCGCTGGCCGCGGTGGCGTAGCCCTCGGCAAGCATGCAGACGCCGGAGCTCGCCGGCGAGCCGATCGGGAAAAAGTGGCCCTGCTTCGCGATGCCTGGCGGCCAGAAGTCCTTGTCGCGCCCGGTGCGCTTGACCTTGGGGTGTCCCCGCGGGTAGATGGCCTGCAGGCCCCAGACCTTGGCGTGCGCGTCGAGCAACGGCAGGATCATCGCGCCGCTGGGCGCGAATCGCACGCCGTGCGGGGCGACGCCCTTGCGCTGCAGGTACTCGCTCTCGCCGTCGGGCGACAGGCGCTGCCACATGGCCTGGGCCCGGGCCGCCGCGCGCTCGATCTCGCCGCGACGCTGGGCCTCGGCCGCCTTGCGGTCTGCCTTGATGCGCGCCGCCAGTGCGGTTTGCTGCTCCGTGCTGAGCGACTCGCTCCGCTCGAGCTTGATCTTCTGCGCCCCGTTGTCGTTCCCGCGCCAGACGCCGTAGCTGCCGACGAGCAGGGAGCCGCCGGAGGTGCGCGGCATCTCGTGCAGGTGGTACCACCCCCGGCGCTCGCGATCGTCCGCCACCCGGCACCGCACGAGGCGGCCGACGACCAGGCCCTCGACCAGCAGCCCCTCGGCCCGCAGCTGGCCGAGCACCTGGTCGTAGTTGGACTGGTTCACCCGGCTGAACCCCCACTGACTACAGACTGCTCGGGGGCCGAATCACC